TTTGATGGCTTTTCACAAGAAGTTGGAGACGGAACAGCAGTTTTAAGTGCGGCTAATGTATTTAATGCAGTAGCAGTATTAAGAAAAACAGGAGTTCCAACAGCTGAAATATCAGGAGTATTTCACCCTCTAAATGCTTATGACTTAAAAAGTAATTTAACAAATACTTTTGCTGGTCTAAGTACTGAATTATCAAACGAAGCATTAAGAAATGGTTTCGTTGGTAAAGTAGCTGGTGTTAATATATTTGAAACTTCAAACCTAGCTGATAGTTCTGGTAATAATCCAGGAACTACAGGCGATTACAAAGGTGCTGTATTTCATAAAGATGCTTTAGGTCTAGCAATGATGCAAGACTTGAAAATTGAAACTCAAAGAGATGCGAGTTTAAGAGCAGATGAGATTGTAGCAACTTCTGTATATGGAGTTGGAGAACTTCATGATACTTATGGCGTTGAAATGAATGTAGATTCATCATTACAATAATAAGATAGTTATAAGGGGGAGAAATCCCCCTTATATTAAAAAGGAAAATTTATGAATATAAAATTAACGAATGGAAAAAAGGTAATAACAAGATCAAAAGAACAATACGAAGCTAATGTAAAATCTTTTGAATTGAGAGGTTTTAAATTAGTGTCAGATAAGGTAAAAGAAGTAAAAGAAACAACTACTGATAAAGTAGTAAAACTAAAACCAAAAAAGAAAAAGGTAAAAAAGAAATGAAACAATTAAAACAATATTGGAATATGGCAAAAGATAATCCTAAAGTATCTGCTGGTGTTATTATTGCTATTGTAGTTATTATAACTTTGGTAGGTTAATATGGCTAATTATACAGGTGCTAATGTTATTACAACATCAGATGTTACAAAATATCAACCTGATGCCTTTGATTTTGGCATATCAACATCTGCTACTGAAACAACTAATTTTTTAGCACAAACTACAAATGATATTTTAAGAGAACTGCGTATTCGGTGGTGGCCTGTTTATAAAACAAATGTATATACAGATATAACAGTTTTAAATACTGCTGAAATGGTAGATACAAAAGTTAATTTAGATCAGTTTGAAAGATGTGGTGTTTATTTATTTTTACATAGATTTTATTTACCAGCTTTAACTAAATTTAGACCTGAAGCTGATAAAGATAGATTTGAAAGAATGATTGAATTTTATAGAAGTGAATTTAATAAAGAGTTTCAGTCTATATTAGAAGATGGTGTAGAATATGATAGCGATGCTGGTGGTACTATTTCTGTAAATGAAAAAGAGCCACTACATGGATCAAGAAGATTAAATAGATAATGTTAAATGCTAAAGTTACATCTAATCTACCTTTAGTTAGAAAAAGATTTAATAAATTTTTTAAAAGGTTTCCAAATATAGTTACAAAAGGTTTAGAACAAGCTGGTGTTCAATTAAAAACAATAATTGATACAAGAACTGATAAAGGTATAGATATAAACAAAAGAAAATTTACTGCGTACAGTCCTAGTTATGCAGAAGAAAAAGGTAAATCAGTAGTAAATCTTCAAGATACAAACGATATGTTGCAATCTATTGATTCAAAAATTAAAAATAAAAACCAAGTGCAAATATATTTTAGAGAACAAAGTCAAGCAAAAAAAGCATTGTGGCATCAACAAGGCATGGGAAAATTACCACAAAGAAAATTTTTTGGATACAATTTAGCGACAGAAAAGGTTATAAGAAGATCGTTTGAACAATTTATAAAAAAAGAAATTAGAAAATTAAAGATATGAGTAAAAGAGAAGATATTGCAAGTCATATAGTTTCCACAATTTCTGGAATATCAAGTCCATCAATTAAAAAGGTAACAAGACAACCTTTTAATTTAGAAGAATTATCACAAGCACAATATCCAGCAGTATTAGTACAAACACAAGCAGAAGAAAAAGAAGATCAAGAATTAGGAAGTGGTGCTAAATCAAGAATAGGTAATTTAGAATTTTTAATAACAGGCTATACAAAAGGAACTGAAAGTAATATAGATACTGCTAGAAATACTTTAGCAAGTGCTATTGAAACAGAACTTGAAACTGATATAACACGAAACAGCAAAGCATTAGATACAGAAGTTATTTCATTAGAAACTGATGCTGGTACTCTATTTCCTTATGGTGCTATCAGTATGGTAGTTAGAGTTATTTATGAACATGATAGTGCAACCCCATAGGATAAAATATGAACGATAAAACATTAGACAAAGCAGAAAAGAAATTAGATAAAATAGAAGAATTAGTAGCAGATATTAAAGAACTTATTGACACTCATAGAGAAATAGACGATGGTAATACTGTTGATATGGAAGATGAAGAAAATGAGTGGGAAGAAGATGAAGAACTTGACGAAGAAGAAGATAAATAGTAAAAGACATTATGGCTAAAGACATTAAATTATTTAAAGATGGGAATGAAGTTACAGTTAATGAAACTCAACTTGATAATTTTTTAGATTTAGGTTGGAAGCAAGAAAAACAAAATAAGCAAACAAGTAAAAAGGAAAATAAAACATGGCAACACACTTTGGAAAAGAAGGAGTCGTAACTGCTGGTGGTACAGGCATTGGAGAGCTAACAAGTTACACACTTGAAACTACTGCTGATGTTGTAGAAGATACTCAATTATCAGATGCAACGAAATCATTTGTAGCTGGAAGAACATCATTTTCAGGAACTTTAGAAATGAGTTATGATGAAACAGATTCTCCACAACAAACATTAACTGCTGGAACTTCAATAGCTTTTATATTAGGTCCAGAAGGTAATTCTTCAGGAGATGAAATTTTTACAGGCTCAGGGATTGTTACTGGAATGAGTATTAATGTTGGATTAGATGCAATAACTACTAGATCAGTTACTTTTCAAGGCACAGGAGCATTAACAAGAGGCACTGTCTAATAATATTATATGAAATTTATTGACAGAGCAAAATCTCATTTTGAGTCTCTTGGTGTTCAGCATATTGAAATAGAAGAATGGAAAGACGAAGCTGGTAATCCTAGTACACTCTATTGGAATCCTATTACTTTATCTGAAAAGAATAAATTATTTAAAAAATCTGATAATCTTGCTGATGTTGGAATACTTGCTGATATAGTTATTATGAAAGCTATTGATAAAGATGGTAATAAACTATTTACACTTGAAGATAAAATAGGTTTAATGCACAAAGTAGATTCTGATGTCCTCTCACGCATAGCCACATCAATGGTTCAAATAGTGCACCCTCAAGAAGTAAAAAAAAACTAAAAACTGATCCTCAATTAAAGAATTGTTTTATCCTAGCTGATAGGTTAAAAATACCTTTGAAAGATGTTTTACAAATGGAAGAATGGGAGTATAACCATTGGATTGGTTATTTGATGTTAGAACAAGAAGAACATGAAATGGCTATGAATAAAGCAAGGCATAGATAATGGCACAGAATTTAGTATTAAATATATTAGCAAAAGATAAAACAAAGGTTGCCTTTGGTGCAATAAAAAGAGGTTTATCTAATTTAAGAGCATCAGTATTTTCAGTTCAATCTGCTTTAGTAGGTATTGGTGGTGGATTAGTCATTAGAAATTTAATTAATACAGGAAGAGAAATAGAACAACTTGAAGTAAAATTTAATTTCTTATTTCAATCAACTAAAAAAGGTGCTGAAGCATTTAATACTTTAACTACATTTGCTGCAAGAGTACCTTTTTCACTAGAACAAATATCTGCGGCATCAGGAAATTTAGCAACCATTACAAGTGTTGCTTCTGGTGGTGCTAAAGAACTTCAAAAAGTATTAGAGATTACAGGTAATGTTGCGGCAGTAACAGGATTAGATTTTAGAATGACTGCTGAACAAATCCAAAGAGCATTTTCAGGTGGTATTGCTTCTGCTGATATGTTTAGAGAAAGAGGTGTAACAGCAATGCTAGGATTTAAACAAGGAGTCCAAGTTACTGCTGAAGAAACTGCAAAAAGATTTGAAGAAGTATTTGGTAAGAATGGTAAGTTCGGAAAAGCAACTGAAGTGATGTCAACTACATTTACAGGAACACTTTCAATGTTAGGCGATAAACTTTTTAAATTTAAAATGGACACTAATAAAGGTGGGTTCTTTGATTTTATCAAATCAGGTTTAGCTTTAATTAATAGAGCAATAGAAAATAATGAAAAGGCATTAGCAAATTTTGCAAAAGGTTTATCTGATGCTTTAATTAAGACAACTAAATTTATTCTATTAGGTTCAGCACAATTAATTGATGTATTAAGAACACCATTTAAAGTCGTTATGACAGGCATAAAAGGGATATTTAATGTTATGTCCTTATTACCTCCAGCAGTAGCTTCAATGGGTCTTATTGGCTTTCTAATGCTCGGTACAAAGGGAAGATTGGCTATAATAGGGATAGGATTTTTAATTGAAAAATTAGGTATCGATTTAGATGCCCTTGCTAAAAAATTAGGTATGGCTGAAAAGAATACTACCGAATGGGGAAGTGCAACTAAAGCACTAGAAAAAGGATTTAAAGAATTAAATAGTTTTATGATTGAAGCAAATAAACAAACTGCTGAAATCTATAATGAAATGAATAAAGCTGCAAAAGAAGCAGAAAAAATGAAAAGAAATATATCTCCATTTAGAAGAGAGATAGAAAAACTTAATGAAGATTCATTAAAAAAACTTACTAATTTATCTAAACAAGCATTTGAAATATTTGAAATGGGTATCAAAGGAATGTCAAAAGGTATTGCTGAAAGTATAGTTCTAGGAAAAGAATTTGGAGATACAATGAGAAACATTGGTAATCAAATATTAATAAAAATAATTTCTGCTTTAGTAGAAGTAGCAGTTAAGATTGGAGTACAAATAGCATTACAAAATACAACGATAGCACAATTATTAATAACACTTGGTATTGAAAAACAAATATCTGCTGAAAAAGATAAGCAAAATAAAATATCAAAAGGAAAAAATATACATGGACTTATTGATTTAGGATTATCTTTTCTAGGTGGTAAATCTCAAGGAGGAGCATTAGGAAAAGGACAGCCAAGCATTGTAGGGGAGCGTGGTCCTGAATTGTTTGTTCCTAACTCTACTGGACAAATACAACAAAATGCAAGAGGTACAAGTAGTGGAAGTGTTAATGTTAATTTTAATATTGAAGCAATTGATTCAAGTAGCTTTAATAATGTGTTAGTAGAAAATAGAGGTATTATAACATCAATAATAAATAATGCTTTAAATGAAAAAGGAAGAAGGGAGATAGTATAATGAGTGGTGCATTTCCTATATCTAATTCTAAATTTGAAACATTAGGTATTCAATCAATTCAAAGTACAATTATATCAAAATCTATAAGTGGTAAAAAATTATCAAGAACTATTGATTCTCAAAGATGGTCATTTACTGCTTCAATTATAACTGCAAAAAGATCAGATGTTTATGGAGAATTAATGGCTTTTATAGTTAAGCAAAGAAGTGGAAAAGAAAATTTTACTATTATCCCACCAGAATTAGAAGATGCAAGAGGAAGTGAAACAGGAAGTGTTTTAGTTAATGGTGCACAATCTGCTGGAGATACAACAATAGCTATGGACGGATTCGCTGGCGATGGTGCAGGCAGATTTAAAGCAGGAGACTTAATTAAATTTGCCTCGCACACTAAAGTATATATGATCGTTGCTGATGTAACTTCATCTAGTAATGCGGCAACAGTTACTATTGAGCCACCTTTAATTGCAGATATAGCAAATGATTCAGCAGTTACTTATGATAATGTTCCTTTTACAGTTCATTTAGTAAATGATGTTCAGTCATTTGGAACAGTTGGTGCAGATAAAGATGGAAATTTATTATACAAATATGAGTTAGATGTTGAAGAAACTCTTTAATGTCTAAATATCTTATTAAACATTGGGTCAATGTTGATGTTATAGCTGAAAAAGTAGTAGATGAATCAGAAATAGATACTGTTAAAAACGATTTAAAACAGTATAAAACTCCTGATAGCAGTTTTAGTTTTGTTATGATAAAAGGAAGTGAGAAAATAAACAGAACAACATACGAGATATATGACGAGAAACTTAACGACAGCAGTAAAGAACCACCTAGCAACAAATGAAATAAAGCCTGTTCATTTAATAACTATTGGATTTGCTACACCACAAAATATTACAGATTGCGTACACGATTTAACTTCTTCAGTATCAGGTTCTAGTGTTACTTATTCATCAAGCAAATTTTTAGTTAGTTATCCTGAAGTATCAGAAGAAACAGATATAAGTAAATCAAGCATAGCAATAACTTTATCAGGGGCAAACCAAACATACATATCAATAGCACTAGCAGAAAATATAGTTAATGATTCAGTTACAATTTACAGAGCATTTTTAGATTCTAATAATGCTATTATCGCTGATCCTTTTTTATTATATCAAGGAACAATAGAAACTTATACAATACAAGAAACCAATACGGATTCAGCATTGAGTTTGAATGTTGTTTCTCATTGGGCAGATTTTGAAAAAAAATCAGGAAGAAAAACTAATAGTACATCACAACAAAGATTTTTTAGTGGAGATTTAGGTATGGCTTTTTCAAGTGAAACAGTAAAAGATATTAAATGGGGTAGATCATAATGGAAGATATAATTAAATTATTTAGACTCTTTAATAAATATGCTAATTTTTCTGATAAAGAATTATCTCATTATATAGCACCCAGCATATATTATAATCAATATAAAAAACACTATCATAAAAAACAATTAATAGGATTTACAAATTGGGCATTAATATCAGATGAAGTAGAAAATAAATTTATTAAAAGTCAGCCATTGCATTTAACAGATTGGAAAAGTGGAAACAATATATGGCATATTGAAACTGTATGTACTATGAATTTACCTCAAATAATTACTTGGACTAAAAATAATCTAGCCACTAATTATGGAATTAATCAAACAATTAAATGGGCAAAAGTACAAAATAATAAAATTAAATCTATACAAACAGTCAAATCAAAGGAGAGTTGGTTATGGGTGGTGTAGTAAGTAGTGCAGTTTCAGCTTTTAAAACTGTTAAAACAGTTATCACAGCAACTAAAACATTTAATTTTTTAAAAGGTAAAATTAATCCTTGGGTTGCTTTAGGTGTATTTGCTATTGGTTGGTTGTTTGTGTCAAATAGACGACCTGATAGACCAGATTTTGGAGATAGCGATTTTAATAATTATGAAAAAGGAGTTTTATTAAATCATCAATCAAACGATCAATCTATTCCTGTTGTTTATGGAGAAAGAAAAGTTGGTGGAACAAGAGTGTTTATAGAAACAAGTGGAACAGATAATGAGTTTCTTTACATAGCATTAGTTTTATCTGAAGGAGAAATTGAAAGTGTAGATAAAATATATATAGATGATAAAGAAGTTACTTGGTCTGGTGCTTTAACAGATAATACTTTAAGAACAGTAGGAAGTGGAGATGGAAATTTTTATAAAGATAGTGCAAGTTTAATTAGTGTAAAATGCCATTATGGAACTGATAGTCAAGCACAATGCGATCTATTAGGAACTTTAACTAATTGGACATCAAATCATAGATTAAGAGGTCTTGCTTATATATCTTTAAAAATAAAATGGAATCAAGATGCGTTTGGTGGATTACCAACTATTCAAGCATTAATAAAAGGAAAAAAAATTGTTGCTTATAATTCTAGTTCAGTTGCACAAACTGCGGCACACTCTAATAATCCAGCATGGTGTTTATTAGATTATTTAACTAATGAAAGATATGGAAAAGGAATCGCAATAGCAAATATTGATATACCAAGTTTTTATACAGCTTCAGGAGTTTGCGATACTGATGTTACTGCTTATGGTTCAACAACAATAGATGTTTTAGATTGTAATGCAGTTTTAGATACTTCAAGAAAAGTAATTGATAATGTTAGAGAATTAACAAAAGGTGCAAGAGCATATTTACCTTATACTGCTGGAAAATATAAATTATTAGTAGAAACAACAGGCTCGGCTTCTATTACTTTAACCGAAGATGATATTATAGATGGTTATAGTTTAGCAAGTGAAACAAAAGCAAATAAATATAATAGAGTAATAGTTTCATTTGTTAATCCTGATAGGAATTGGCAAGTTGACGAAGTACAATGGCCAGAACTAGATGATAGTGCTTATACTTCAGCAGATCAACACGCAACAATGAAAACTGCTGATGGTGGATTTTTGTTAGAAGGTCGTTTTGATTTCAGTACAATAACAAGTCCTTATCAAGCACTAGAAATAGCAGAAGTAATTTGTAGAAGATCAAGAGATTCAAAAGGGTTACAATTAACAGTAGGATTTGATGCTTATGATTTAGCCATAGGAGATATAGTTAATATTACATTATCTTCTTTAGGTTATTCTGCAAAGCCACATAGAGTTATAGGAATAGAATTTAATGAAGATTTTACTATTGGATTAAATTTAGTTATTCATCAAGATGCACATTACACTTGGGCAACAAAAACACAAATAACAGCAACACCAAGTACAACACTTCCAAATCCTTATTCTGTTACTGCTCCAGCAAGTGTTACATTATCAGATACTTTGGTTGAATATAATGATGGAACTGTAATCGTAGCTTTAGATGTAACAATAGGTGCTTCTACAGATAAATTTGTGGACTATTATCAAGTAGAATACAAGTTAAGTACCGATTCAGATTATATTATTTATGCACAAGGTTCAGGATTAAATCATAGAGTCTTAAATGTAATAGATCAAAAAATTTATAATGTAAGAGTTAAAGCCATAAATGCTTTAGGAGTTAGTTCAGCTTATGTATCAGCAACTAGAACTATTGTAGGTGCTATTGAACCACCATCAGATGTAGAGGATTTTGCTTGTAATATTTTAGGACAAGAAGCACATTTAAGCTGGACGCAAATAGCAGATTTAGATTTAGCTTATTATCAAATTAGATATTCTTCTGTAACAGATGGAACAGGGGATTGGGCAAACTCTGTATCTTTAGTTGAAAAAGTATCAAGACCAGCAACTTCAATTAATGTACCAGCAAGAGTAGGAACTTATTTAATTAAAGCAGTAGATAAATTAGGAAACTTTAGTTCTAATGCAACAGGTATTATTTCTAATGTTACATCAATTCAAAATTTTAATAATATAACATCGGTATCTGAACATCCTACATTTGGAGGAACATTAACAAATACAGCAATAGTAGATGGTACTTTAAGACTAGATTCTTCAGAATTATTTGATGCTGCAAGTGGAAACTTTGATGCAGAAACAACTAGATTTTTTGATTCAGGTGTTGCTAACGCAGACTTTTATGCAAGTGGTAATTATTTATTTGCAAATGTAGTAGATATAGGTGCTAAACATACTTGCAGATTAACAGCTAGTTTGAAACAAACTTCATCTGACCCTGATGATTTGTTTGATAATAGAAGTGGTAATTTTGATTCTGCTTCTGGTGCATTTGATGGAGATACACCATCTAATTCTAACGCACATATTGAGATTGCAACAAGTGATGATAACTCTACATACACATCATTTCAAAACTTTGTTATAGGAAATTACACAGCAAGATATTTTAAATTTAGAGTTGTTTTAACTTCAAGTGATTTAGCTTCAACTCCTGTAGTAGAAGAAGTTTCAGTTACAATAGATATGGAAGATAGAATATTTAGTGGAAATGATATAACTTCTGGTGCTAGTGCTAAAACTGTTACATTTACAAACCCTTATAAAACTGCTAATTATGCAGTAGGAATTACAGGACAAGGAATGGCAACAGGAGATTTCTTTTTAGTAGATACAAAAACTATTAATGGCTTCAATGTAACATTCAAAAATTCAAGTGGAACAGCAGTATCAAAAGTATTTGATTATATTGCAAAAGGGTATTAAAAGGAGTATAAATAAAAATTATGGCACAGCACGATTATAATATAGCTAATGATTCATTTCCAACAGTAAGAACAGATATTAATAATGTTCTATCTGCTATTAACTCTTCTAATTCAGGTACATCAAGACCAAGTTCGGCAGTACAAGGGACAGTTTGGCTAGACACAACAAATTCAGGTTCTAATTCTTTAACATTAAAAATTTATGATGGTTCAGACGACATATCAATTGGAACAATAGATACTTCTTCAAACACAATTAATTTATTAGACAGTGTTGTATCAGGAGTTTCTTTTAAACAAGAAGGAACTAATTTTACAGATTCATTATTAATTGGTCATTCAACAACTGGAACTTTAAGTTCAGCTACTGAAAATGTTGGAGTTGGTTTGAATACTTTAGATGCTTTAACATCTGGTGTTCAAAATACAGTAGTAGGTTTTAATGCTGGAACTGATATTACTTCTGGTACATCAAACACTCTTATTGGTAGACACGCAGGAACTAATATACACAATCAACATGGAAGTACAGCAGTTGGTCAAAATGCTATTCATGCTGGTAATCCAGCTAGAGCTGTAGCAGTTGGTTCTAATGCTCTTTTTGGAATAAGAGGAAATGAGAATACAGCAATTGGATCAAATGCTTTAAAAGGTGTAACTAATACAGATGGTGCGCAAAATACTGGTGTTGGTTATAAAGCTGGTTATGGTATGTCAAGTGGAAATTATAACATTCTTTTAGGAGTAGAATCTGGACAGAATATTACTACAGGATCAGGAAACGTAATTATTGGAGGTGTTGATGCAGCAGCTGTTGATAGTGCAAGAACTTTAAAAATTGCTGGTCATGATGGATCAACAACTACAACTTGGATTACTGGAAGTAGTGCTGGAGTAGTAACTCTTAATGCGGCTAATGTAACTCAACAAGCATTAACATCATCATCAAATGCTGTTGCTTGGGACGCAAGTGCTAAACCAAACGCAGTACACATAACAACAGAAAATACAACTTTCTCTGCTCCCAGTAATGCAGTAGAAGGTGCTTTTATTTGTTTAGAAATAAACTACAACGGAAGTCATACAATAGGGTGGAATACTGTTTTTGAATTTTCGGCAAGTACAGAACCAACAACGACAGATACAGATGCAAAAACTGACATTTTTGTTTTTAGATACAATGGAGCAATTTGGCAAGAAGTTGGTAGAACATTAAATCTAAGTGAAAGTTAAAATATGTGGGCATTAGTAGAAGATAACGTAATAGTTAAAATAATTAATCAACCAAAAGGAATGATTATTGGAAATACTCGTTATTCAAAAAATATATTTTCTTTTAGATGGACTAACGAAGAAAGAGAAGCTATTGGACTTTATGAAGTAGTTTTTGACAATGCAAATAAACAAGATGAACAATGGTATATTAACACCAATCAAACTTTTGCTTTTGCTGATGATACTGTAACAGCTAGTTATGGGTCAGCTACACCTAAAGCACACGCAGATACTTTATGGACAGCGCAAGATGAAACAGATGGTAAAGGTACAGAGGGAGAAGTTGCTACTAGAGGATTAAAATATAATTTAATACAAAATTTAAAAAAACAAGTAAAAACAGAACTTTTAAAAACAGATTGGTACATAACTAGACACACAGAAAAATCTACTGCTATACCAAGTGCTATATCTACTCATAGAGATACAGTTAGAACTAAACAAGCAGAAATGGAAACTGCTATAACAAACGCAAGTAATACTCCAGCATTAGAAACTTTATACACATACACAAAACAAGATGATGGTTCTGTTACAAGACCATTAGGAGAACTTCCAACATTGGAGATTTAATGTTACCAGCAATAGCAACAGGAAATGTAGCTTCAGCAACAGCTTCAACAACTTATGATGTAACTAATTCATGTAGATTTAATGATGATGATAGTCCAAAACTTAATAGAAC